TATCATATCTTCCGTTAGTACCTTCTGTTAATGGATTGTAAATCATTGCTCCATCATAATTAACTTTCTCGCCTTTCTTACCTGTTGGTGCTTTCCATGAGGCATTACGCATGAAATATATTCCACCCATATTACTTGCATAGAAGCAAGCATCGAAAGGAGCAATTAGTAATTTTTGTAATGCTAATACTGAATCAATACAATGGTTTTCATCATCAATTCTTTTGATTAACTCAACATCCTTTATTGCATACTCTAAATATGTTTCAGTATCTTCTAACCAACCTCTAGCAAAGAACTCATTTTTATCAGGAAACTTTTCACTAACTAATTTCTTATCGCCTAAAACAGATTCAGAAATATAATCTAACGCCATAGAAGGTAATGTTCCTCTTTGTGAATCGTTCCATTGTCTTTCAAAGACTAAATCTAATGCTACTGTAATTACTCCCTTAATAGGTTGTGTTATAGGAGAAGACCCGTTTACTTGTTTAGGATATATCTTAACTTTGTTATCCTTCCAAGAAACTCCCCTTACTTCATTAAAGGGAGATAACATTCTCGAATCAATATTGTAAGCACTATTTCTCTCTATTAGTTTAGGTAGGTCGAATTTCCAACCGAACCATGAGATTAACATATCCGGTCTCTTCTGAATAAAATAGGTTAAGAAGTTGTCAAGCATAGATTCTTCTGACTTGAATATTTTTAAGTTATAATTCCTTCTTAGTTTGTAAAGGAACTCCATACTAAGTTTCTTTTCTAAGTTAGGAAACCAAGCGAATACACTATACTCATCATCATAATTATCGTATATTACTATACAAGTAATCTTACCATCATGTTCTCCGCCTTGCATCCATTCCATATCCCAAAAACACTTACGCATTTTATAATCAGGGATAGAATTTAACTCATCAACAGCATACCGATAATGATGTGGTATGTCTGCTTCGTAAGTATCAACACCTAACTCTTCTAACTTCTCTCTAATTTGATACCTAAGACTAGGAGATTTAGTACCCCAAGAAACCTTCACCAAAGATTCACCTTCGAGAGATACCCAATCTCCTAATTCATAAGACAGGTCAACTTGAAAGTTGCCTCTTGTATTGTTGTCTTTAACTAACAAATTAGTATGTCTAGTTGACGTAGCCTTAATGAAAAAGTAATGTTTGAAGTCTTTCAAAGAAACAGTTTCTTGCAGTCTGTTATTATTTTCATCTCTCCAAACTAATCCTATACCATTTTTTATTTCATTAATTATCAACCGTTCAACTCCTATCCATGTAGGGCGCTTTCAATAGTATTCTAGTTGGCGATACAAACAGAATAGGTGCGTCATCTTTAAGATAAATATTAACTGCGGTTAACTCAAAGAAGCCGTGAAAGAAACCTGTAAACTCTACTGTTGAAGGTTCGCCGTCTCTAGTTATAGTAGGCACAACAGTTTCAAACTTATCTAAATCTGTTTTAATAGAAGACATTGTTAATGTATTATTAATACTATAATCAAACTTATACCTAGCAGTATTAATTACATCACAACCTTTTGTTGCGGCTGTTAAAGTGTCGCTTAGAAGGTGAAGTTTAGTTTCAAAGGTAGTTCTTCTAAACGTAGGAAACGTTACATTGACATCCCTTACAGTTTTCTCGAACACAATTAACATATCAATCATAGGCTGATGACTATGTTCAACCACTAAAGGTAAAGTTGCATTGGATGATTCATTGCTAATATGTAAGAAATCATTCGCTTCAACTGTAACTTCTCCTGTAAATCCCTTTAGGTATTTTACAGTCTTCTTGATGTCAACCACTGCCGAACCGTTCTCAACGGAGACATGAGTTGCTTCCGCTAAGCCATGGTTCAACCCACAAATAGTAGTGTTATCAGCATTCCATATTTGTAGCGTGTTACTATCGACTACTAAATATGCGTGTGCTGATAACATACCATTTTTAGATTCTCCACCATCGAAGTATCTTCCTTTTAATGCTACGCTCTCTATTAATTTACTCAATTCCTTTGCTTCTATTATTATTTTCATTGTTATTTATCTCCATTATAATTCACCTGTTTTTAATTCAGGTATTCCATTCCATTGATTTCCTGTCTCTTCTAATACGAAGACAGGCCATTTTTTACCTACCATTTTGGAATTAGTTTTACTAGCAGTTAGTGTCGCCATGTAGGTGGTTTTCTTTCCTAACTTTTGTTCTTTTATGTTTACTATTTGTAGTAGTTTATGTGGTGTAGTTTTGTACCAATCGGGAGTTTCCCCTACTGCAATTGGTGCGCCTATACCTTCGTAAACAGGTTTCATATGTGTAATAAGAAATCTGTTAGTTCTTAATGCTACAAACGGATTAATGATTCTATCATAAATCTTATTTCTAACTTTCCAATCTAATGGGCTTACTCTTACTGTATCCGAATCCTGTATTACAGAACCGCTTCTTGCCGCATTCTTTACTAAAGATTTACGAAGAACATCACTAGACCCTTCGTAAATTTTATCAACACCGTCTAAAATTACAGCCTTTACATTTCCTTCTTTAATTTGTTCTTCTAACATTTTAATCCAAGTTGAACAGTTGTGAAATGTTTCATCCCAATTCATAGAGCCATCTTCATTCCAAACATTAGGAACAAACACTCTTATGTTTTCATCTCTATTCCATGCTGAATCCCAAGTTGCAGTTGAACCGTCATCTAAGTCTAGTATTTCGACCGTCATACCTTTCTTGATTTCTTCTTCAGTTCTACAATCCATTGCTAAACCGGATTTACCGACTTTAGGATTGCCCGTAATTCCTAATAATAGGAACTCTTTTTCTCTCTTCATTCTATCTTGTATTTGTTGCATTATTATTTTTTTTCTTTCTTCATAACTCATTGTCATATAAATCACCATTTTTATTATAATCGAAGAGATTTGTTATTTCCTCTAAATCTTCTTCATCTACTTTTATTCGTATTTCTTTTCCTGATGGAAAGTGGAACTTAACCCAAAACTCTCCTGTATCGTCATTCATTCTTCTAGTAGTAAAATCAACTTTGGCTACATTGAACCAATAACTACTACCTTTTATTATCGTATTGTTTATTATTTCGTATTCTTTCATAGTTAATCCTCCTTAAAGGTTTAAGGGTATTGCACCCTTATAGCCAACAATATGTGTATGACTACACTTTTACATAATCAGTCGAAGAACCAATCTGTTTCTTCTGATTCAACGTGTTCAATCAGTTCAGGACTACCGCCTCTAGCACTGATAACATATATACCACTAACATTAATTGTTACAGGTTTTAATGCGCCTTCGTCATCTGTACCTTGTGATGTTCTGCCTACTACAATAACTTCTGAACCAATACCAAAATCAACTACTAACGAAGAAGGAATCCAACAAGTAGTTGCTGTGAAGCCATCGTTATCGAAATTAAATTCAGTAGTTAAATCATCAATATTAATTATCCTATTACCATTAGCAGTAGGTGTCATGTTAATACTAGTAACAGTACCATCAGTAACAACATAGCGTTGTTTGTATGGTCTTGCCGCCGCATTACTATGAGCCTGTTCTAAGTCAACTAATGGACTGTAATTTTCTGTGCAGTATTCCATAATTATATCTTGAACTGAACCGAATGGAACTCTTCTTCTTTCATCTTCTTCTGCTAAATCATCGTTTAGTATTAGAGACTCCATAGTTCTAGACTTACCACCAAATATAGTAGTGTAGTCTTCATTCATAAAGAATGCATTAAAGTGAACCCACTCAAAAGTATTAGGAGTAAATGTTAGTGATGAATCGCCTTTGTAACTAAAAGCGAATGCTCCCATTCTTCCATCAACTTCTCCTACAAACACTCCTGTTCTTCTCCACTCAGAAGCCTTCGTTGGTTTACCATAGTTCTTTTTATTCCACGCCGCATCATTAGTGTTTAGTGGAACTAAGAATAGTCCGCTATCTAATGCTACATTGTTTTCAGGTAATTCGTCCATAACTTTTACTCTTTCTTCGTTATCCCTCATCATTCTTCCTTCGTATTTTCCGTCTGCTGTTTCAGCAAAAATTGCTACTTTACCAAGAGAGTAGGTTAAATCACTATCTCTATTGTATTCTTTAACAACACGGTCTCTATCCAAAGCCATTATATCTACTGCATCGTTTAACGATACAAAGAAACCAAACGCATCTTTGTAAAAAGAATTGTTTGTATTATTAGTTGTTGTTCTTTCACGATTTAGTAGGTTTCTAGCACTACTAAAGTACTGTCGCCAAAGACCTCTAGCCAATAAAGGTTCTTTAGATGCATCGAGATTGTTCTTAGAACATATGTCCTCGAACTTACTCATAGCATCTTCCTCGGATAGACCGAGTATTTCTGCCGCTTTCATTATTTCATTTTTCATTTCTTCATTCATTTTTATTTTCTCCTTTTTTTCCTTTCGTATTTTATTTCAACCAATCCTTCGGCTGCCATTACTAATCCGCAAAGCACCCAAAAGAAATTGGAATCTACACTAATGTAATTTAACGTGTTTAATATTGGTAGTATAATTAGTGCTATACCACCTAACACGATTATCTCATATCTAAGTATGAGATGTTCAAAGTCATCTTTATTAACAACTCCATCTTTATTAAAGTCAAAGAATTTTTTTACCATCTTCTTCTCCCCCTGTTACTATCTAACATTTTAATTATTATTCTCAATCCAATCAACCCCAAAAGTAATTCTATCATTTTATCATCTGTCCTACCATCCAAGATGCCAAGACTTTAGGATTCATATTATTACTTCTGTATTCTGTTTCACCAATGATACGAAGCATTTTGAATTTGTATGACGAATCACTTTCGGTTTCGAGAACTTCTGTATGTAAATTAATACATATAGTCTTCATGTCTGTTGAATCGTAAATCAATTTATGCACCTTCTCTAAAGCATTGTCATAGTTATTTTCATTTATCATTGTTATAATTTCAGAGTATGGTTTCATATTCATGTCTATTTGATATTGGAGAGTTCGTTTACTTGCCGATGAAGCCTGTAATTCATTCAACCCTCGTCTTAGGTCTCCTTGTAGATATGTAATAAACTTATCTAATGACTCACTTGAATGAGTTCTAATGTCCTCTTTTGACAGGATTTCGGTCATTATGTATTTCATGTCTTTATTGTTAAGACGCTTAAAGTTATAGTTAGCACATCTTGACATCAAAGGATTAATAATTTTATGTCTATCATTACAAGTAAAAATGAATCTACA